AGCGCCGTTGGAGGCCGCACCGCCACCGTCGGTCACATAAGCGAAATAAGCCGCAGACACGACATCTCTCAACCATATAGATTCTCTATTTTTATATGCTCTAGGATTAAGTCTGAACAATGCTAATTGCGAGTTGTCAATGGTATATCTTGTTGGCATTAGTACACCATCTCCTGCTGGGCCAAAGAAATGTGACCCATAAACCATAGGCTCATTCATAAGATCGACTGTAGAATCGAACCATGCTCCTCCAGAAGGAACTCCAGCCGTAACAGCATTTGTAAAATATTGCCTATGTGATAGAAGAAGAGCTCCAAAATCTGTTGTGATTTGTGTTTTTGCGGTATTTAAATTTGTGGTATACATAAGAGATCCAACATATCCACCGTCTGTAGTATTTGTAGCGTTCATCGTAGCATCATACATTTTATTCCTTGGCACCACTACAAGATGATGTTTAGTAAAAGCTGTATCTCCACAGTTATACCAATAATCCATATCAGCGATCTCGTAGATATGACCGTTTAAGGTCCAATAATCACCAATAAAAAGATCATCAAACGTTCCAGTTTGTATTGCTGTCTGTTGTGCTGCCGTAATTGCAGTACCTAAATTTTTACCTCTGTAAATATTACGATGATTGATTGCTGAGACTAAACCAGCAAATTCACTTGCTGCATCTGATGCCAAGATTTTTTTTGTGCCACCAGTTCCATCCTTAATAAGGATATCTCCAGAATCGAATCTTGTACCAGCAGGATATGTAGTAAGTTTTCCCATTTTTATTTTCCTCCTTAATTAATATGTGTTGTCTAACAAAGCGTGTTCGTTTAACTTCGAAATCATAGTTTCGATATAAGTTAATCTACTTGGAATTAATAAAGATGCAATACTATTGATAATTATTGTTATATTGGAAATATCTTTTCGTAAACTAATAATATCTCCAATATCTGCAAGAAAGTTGCTTCCAAGAAGACTATCATCTACATTATCAGTGATGATATACCCATTAGAATCCATCAATTCCTGATAAACAGCGTGATTTGTAAGATCTGGTATACCTTTTTCAGCATCTTCAAGCCTGTCATCTAAAGTGGAATATACTACATTTTTAACTCCACTGTTACGAGCAAGAATCACTTCACTATCTACGGTAACATTTGCTACGATAGCAGCTAGCGAATCTTTTAAAGCATTTAATGCGTCTGTAACCTTTGCTCCTGTTACTGTTGATTGATTAGTTATACTACTGCTACCATGAGCTGATGATGAATTCTGGTGAGTTACTAAATTAGCATCACCAGTTGCCTTATTTGCGTCTACCTTAGTGTTTAACTCTTTAATAACGGTCTCAACTATAGTAGATACTAAGTTAGTACCAGTTTTATCAAATGTTATTTTACTACTTGGGTGGACTTGAGCATCAGTATTTTTGTGAGCAGTAAGCTCCGCTTGAACTACAGCAATCACATTCAATAAAGATGCTTCCAAATCATCATCGGCTCCAAAGGCGTCTGTAAGGGCTTGATTAATAGCATTTATACGTTCAACATCGGTCGAGAATACAGAATCTAAGTCGTCGATCAAGCCTTTAAGAGTGTTTAAAGCTGCTGTAATTGTAAGACCTATAACCACAGAAACGTTATCAATATGATCCGATGTATGTTTTTCTGCAATACCATTTACATGATTATCATGTTCGGTATTTGCTACAGATATGTCATTTTCCACAGAAGCAAAACCATCATTAATTTTTGTATAATCGTCTTTAATCTTAGTTGGCCCATCAAGATTACAATATTTATTAGGCATTTAATACCTCTCCCTTCTTATGATTTATCCCTACACAGGGTTTGAATCATCTATAGGAATGTCGGCAAGCATCTTATCGAGCTCGGCAATACCCATCTCCAAGTCAGAATGTTGCTTTTTTAAATCATTGATTTGTCTTAAAAGTTGCGTCTGTCTATTTAGAAGACCTATCTTCTCAGATTGTAATTCATCTCTACTTAATACTTTTTCTACAGTTTCTACAATGGTTACATTTCCATTATTTACTGTATATTTTTTGTTCAACATAGTCAATTTTCCCATATCGACACGCTCCTTTATTATATTATTGAATTCATTGCATTAACCAGATTCGTAAGATAACTTGCTAGGATATTATTTCCTTGGCTTTTAGTTGAAGGGATTGTATTACCACCGGTAAAATAGGTTGACAAAGCACTCAATGCATTAACCGCTTGGTTAAAATTATTTTGTGCTGAAAAATCAAATCCTGTTGTGGCTGAATTAAATGAATAATCTGCCAATCCTTTATAGTTTCTAAAATCGTTTATTCTTGAAGTAAATGAATTCCACTCTGCTGCTGTAAGATTAAAATTTCCACCAGAAGTTTTTGAATACGTCCATGAGAAATTATTCGGACGAGGTGATGGATTAGTTGTTATATATAATGTACCACTACTAGCTGAGTACCCATTTTTAAACACCGTACAATAAAATTGATATTCGGTATTTGGATCCAAACCTGCCACCAATAGATAATCTCCAGTTCTTTGGTATGAATATCCTGAATCTGCAACTGAAACGCCATCAATATACGTGCCTAAATTTCCACCACCATCATTGTTATGAGTTATAACTTGAATCCAGGTAGAGGTTTTTGTATCAAAAGTGATTGATGGCGCAATAACAGATGTATGTCCAGAACAAGAACCTGAAGCATACCATGTACCGTTCCACTGAGCCTCTGAATCAAAACTATAGTCCGTACCTGATGTTAGACTACTAAAAGTCTTAGAAGTAGAGGCAGAATTTTGCCATGCACCACCATCAATCCTAAAACGGAAACCACCGTATTCACCTTCCGGATTAGAAAGTCCACTAATATGTACTGTAATTGAACTTGTATTATATGAGGTTACTGATAAACTCGCCATTAATTTTCACCTCTCATCCAAATTTAGCAGTTATACCTGTAACCGTAGCATCACTAAAATCGACATCTCCGCTACAATACAACGTCCCACTAATATACTGTGATCCATACAAATATAACCAACTAGCGAATGCGTCTATTCGTTCCATAGTAGATGGAGTACCCCCGACTGAAGATGACTTACCTATCATTAAAGTATTTCCACCAGTAGTATAAGCAGTCTTAAATATAACGTAACTAGAAGTGCCCATATCCATATTAATCGAACCGGTTCCAGCACCATTATTAATTACTGCATGTTGCGCATACAATCTACCAGTATACACGCCATTAGAATTTATATAAGTACTGTAACCACTAGCTTCCCATGCCGCAATAGCTTGATAATCTGTATATTGTGATGGGATTGATGGTTGATTTGTAACATTATTCCAAGATATTGTTGCGTTTGGTCCCATTATTACATTTGACCCAACTTCAAGGTTCTCAATCTGAGCTGTAGTTATTTTACCAAGTAATGTACTGATATGTGTAGCATATACATTTGGAGTAAACACGCCATTAGCATCTATATAAGTGCTAGATATGGCACCAACCTGGTCCGCTGATGGAGCATTTACAGAACTCCAACTAATGCTACCCCCTTCCATTTCGATGTCACCAATAACCTTATATTTACCAGTTACTACATCGAAATATAAACATGGAGTATATCCATCATTACCATCCCCTTTATCAAGGGATATTGTTCCTCCTCCAAGCGTTGCTCTTGCTAACTTGTCGCTTCTTGATGCCCTAAAACCATACTCTTTACTTATCGCTACGTTATTGTATAGCTTATCTTGTTGGACTGAATTAGTTTCAATTTGGTTTATTTTATCCGTTATTAGTTCAAGAGTATTTGCTATCTCGAGTTTTGTGTTGATTGCAAATATAGGATTCTTTTCAATAGATATGACCCTATTTTGAACATTTAGACCTATTACCTCGTCTATAATCTGTATAGTATCACCTTCACCTACTATTTCCAAATCCTGTAGTTGCTTTTCGATATACTCATTACTGTTTTTTAACTCGATTAGATTAATCGAATAATATGTCTTAAGTACACCACGACCATCAATTATTTTTTTAACGCCTTTTAAGTTTTTACCGAAACGCGCTTGAAAACCATTATTTTGTCCAATAGTGGCTAGAATATTTATGGTAAATCCTTGATTTGTGTAGTCAATTTCACCACCAAGTAAGTTAGCCAGTTGGTATATTAATGATTTTCTGGTTATTTCACTGGTCGCCGATACAGTAATCACATCTGTAAATTCGATAACTCCTATATTAAATTCTGTACCTGATAAGATTTGTGTAAGAATTTGTGTAGGTGTACCTATTTGCGTGTACGATGTAAATAGATTTTCTTCTCCATCTTCCATCCTATAGTTTACATGTTCACACTGAATAGAATATTTTACTTCTCCTTCTTCATGATCCTGTTCTATGTACTTGATATCAAATGTTTGATCATCGACTACCAAATTATTATTGGTAT